AACACTGGGCTTGGTTGCTCTGCAAAAAACTGGAAGCTTGGGCTAAAGACTCAGGCTGTGACGGTATTGAAGGAACAGCTAGGTTTGGATTTTGGAAATGGTTAAGCAGGTCTAATTGGAAGAAAGCTTATACAATATTTGAAAAGAGGTTCGACAATGAGTAAAGGCGGTGGCGGAGGTGGTGTTAATGAAACCACATCAACAGTAACACAGACTAATCTTCCTGAGTATGCAGAGCCATACATAACAAGATTAATGCAACGAGCAGAGAATGAATCTCTTTCTCCTTATACAACGTATGAAGGACAAAGACTTGCTGCTTTTACTCCTGAACAAGAATTAGCTATGTCAGGTAAGTCTGGATTAGCTATAGCAGGAGACCCAAGTCAATTTACTATGGCATCTGACATAACAGGAAATTTAGCACAAAATCAAATACAACGTCCAGATGGAACATTTGGAACAGCTATTGGTTCAGGACAAGCTATTGCTGATCAAAGATTTAACCAACCTACTTATAATCCAGATGGATCGGTTAGTTATCAGAATGTAGATGCTTACATGAATCCTTATCAACAATCTGTTATTGATATAGCTCAAGACGCAGCCAGAGAGCAATCTCTTAGAGCTGGTAATCTTATAGCTGGAGAAGCTGCTGCTTCTGGAGGTTTAGGAGGTTATCGTGAAGGCATTATGCAATCAGAAAGAGAAAGTGCTTTAACCAAACAAATAGCTGATATACAAGCTATGGGATCAGCCGAAAATTACGCTCAAGCACAAGCTGCTTATAGTCAAGACAGAAATGCTAGATTAGGTGCTATAGGAATAGATCAAGCAACCAGACAAGGACAGTTAGGTGCTGCTCAACAATTAGGTAATTTAGGACTTGCTGGACAAGAAGCTGAAATACAAAGAATGGATCAATTAGGACAAGCAGGTACAGCTAGACAAGCTATGCAACAACAAGTCTATGATTCAGGTTATCAAGAGTTCCAAGATCAATTAGCTTATCCAAGACAAAACATATCTTTCTATCAACAAGCGTTGCGTGGAATGCCGATAACTCCGGGTCAACAAGTGTCTACCTATGCACCGACTCCTTCCGCAGCATCTCAAATGTTAGGAATGGGTCTTGGTGGTTTAGGTCTTTATCAAGCAATGGGAGGAATGGGCGGTTAAATATTGAACGTTCAATACTTAAATAGGACATAACATGAACATACTACAAATAGAAGACGACATAAAATCATTACCTGATCAAAACTTAATGGAAGCTATGCAAACAGGAAGCTTTCCACAGTATTTAGTATTGTCTGAATTAAAACGCAGAAAAGAAATGCGAGATGATTATAAAGGCAAGATGGCAGCTCAAAGTGATCAAGGTACAGTAGCGGATAAAATTATGTCAGAAGCGAGCATGGGGATAAACAATCAAGGAATTGGTAGTATCACCCCCCCTAACATGCAAAGTATGCAAGGAATGCCTCAAAACACCCCTCAACTGCCTCCTCAAGATCAAGGCATAGGACAAATTATGCCTAGCAACATGAAAGGCATGGCAGCAGGTGGAGTTGTGCAAATGGCTGGTCAAAACGGTAGCGTTGTTCCTTTTATCAATCCTCAACTTGAAGGTTATATGAATATTTTTTCTGAAAGAATGAAACGTTCTCCTCAAGAAGACGCTTATAGAGAACAAATAAATCAATATTTTAATATTGAAGAACTAGAAAAAAGAAAAAAACAACAACAAGCATATCAACTTATGAAAGCTGGATTAGCAGTAAGCGGTTCAGCTACACCAGAACAATTAAGTAAAAATCTTATGCCTGTAATAGATTCAGCAGCGAGTGATGCTTCTAATAGAAGTAAAGAAAGTTTACTTCAAGGTAAATTACAATCTGATTTTGCTAAATCAGATAGAGAAAGAGAAATGACTATAGCAGAATTAGCATCTAAAGCTATGTACACAGATGTTGTAGGTAAACAAGCTGATAAACCTAGTGCTGAACAATTTTGGTTAAATTCTGTTGTAAATTCTAATCCTAATAAATTTTCTACTCCAGAAGTTGTAAATGGAAAAGAAACAGGTAAAAGGACACCCAATTCAAATGCTTTAGAACGAGCCGCTTTGCTTAAAAACTTTGGACAAGTTAATAATGCTGAACAACGATTAATAACAGATACTTATGATAAGGCAGAAGAAGGCTGGTTACAGGTAAGTAGAACTATGAGGATAAATATAGAACGAGAAAATATAGAGAAAAATTTAGGTAAAACTGATATTGAAATTACAGAACAAATAGCAAGAGCCAAATCTCAATATATTTTAGATGAAATACAAAAAGTAAAAGAAACTTTAAGAACTTACAATAAAAAAGAAGGAGGACAAATTCCTATGCAAAATATTATGTATCCTAATTTTGAAAGTTATTCTGATTAAAAATGTCTATTCAAACTTTACCTGATGGAAGGTTAATTAGTTTACAAAATAATTTAACTGAAGAAGAAATTCAGAATGAAATTGAATTATATCTACAAAATTATCCTACTCCATTACAAGAAGAACCCGAAGAACCCGAAGAACTCGAAAATTTTTTAGACGAAGATAACTCTTTAGTTTCGCCTCAAACCAATCTTCTAAAAGAAGAGCTACCTTCTACTGTAAAAGATTATATAGGACAAGTTGGATTTGGTTATACAGACGGAATAAATCTCGGTACAAATTATTTTTCTGAAAGAGAAGAGCCTGTAAATCTTAAAGAAAAATATTTATCTTATGAACAAGGAGATGAAGAAGAAGGAGCTTCTTTTGGAAAAATAGCAAAACACAGTTTAGGTATTTTAGAAAATATAGTAAATCCTCTTTCAGTCTATGCTGAAAATGTTATTAATTTAGATGAATATCAAAAAGAATTACATAATTTATCTATAAAACAAAATTTATCTACAGAAGAACAAGATCGTTATAAAGAATTAGAATTAAAAATTAATGGTTCTGGTAGATCAAAAGAAGAAATAAATCAAATAGTAGCATCTAATTTAGGAATGGGAGATATGCCTCCTTCTGCTCAAGCTTATTGGGCTAGAAAAACTCTTGAAGATGAATTAGGTTTAAAAGAACAAGTTAGAATAGAAGCAGAAAGAAAAAGAAGACTTGAACAAAGAGGAATAGAAACACCTGTAAGTAATGCTACTAAGTATTTATTTGAAACCGCACAAGATGAAAGAGCTGGCAGTGCACTAGGAAAAGCTTTTGATAGCTATTGGAATGATTTATCTTGGGACCATAAAATTGATGCTTTAGGAGATGTTGTTGGTATGTCAGCAACACCTGCTGCTGTAATTCTTGGTGCAAATTTTGCAACTGCTCTTTTACTTAAAGATGCTAAATGGATGTATCAATTTTTAGGAGCAGGAGCAGCAACAGGAACTACTTCTGGAACTATTACATACGGAACATCATTTGATGAATATCTTGTACAACGAGGATTAGATGTAACCAATCCAGAATCTGTCTTAGAAGTTTTTCAAGATAAAGAACTTATAGAAGAAGCAAAAGATTATGCAAAGAATAGAGGAATAGCAGTAGGTACTTTTGATGCACTTTCAGGCGGTTTTGCAACAAGAATGTTAGCTCCTGCACAAATAAATAATAAATTACTTGCAAGTATTATTAGAAAACCAGTAGGACAAGATTTAGGATATTTACGCAGAACAGGAATTAATTTAGCTGCTCAAACTCCTTTGCAAACTGGTTTGCCAATGATAGGAGAAACTCTTGCACAGGCTACAACATTAGAAGAAAATGAAAAATATTCTGGTTTTGATATATTTGCTGAAGGTTTAGGAGAACTGCCATTTATAGGAGCTGATGCAGCATTAGGTTTAACTTTATCTGCTAATATGGATTCAAGCAGAACTAAAAAACAATTAAAACAAGCTGCACATAAGCAAGCTGAAAACGAATTTAAAGCTATTTCATCTGTTTCAAATGATTTTGGTTATGGACAAATAACTGGAACGTTTATAAGTCAAGATGAAAAAGCAGGAATAGAATTAGTTGGATTGCCTTATGGTAAAGAAGTTTTTGAAAATTATTATGCTATAGAAGATACTTTTTCTATTTTTGCTAATACTGAAGAAGATATAGAAGCACCTAATCAATTTATTGCAAAATCTAACAATACGGGCAAATTTAAAGTAATAGATACTTATAATAATACAATAGAAGACAATATAGAGTCTCAAGATGAAGCAAGACAAAAAGCTGGAACATATAATGTTTATTCAGGTATTAGATATTCTCAATATTTAAAAAATAATAATTTAGAAATACAAAGTATTCCAGACTCAGAATTAACAAGTAAAGTTGCTGAATTTATGCTTAATCCTTATGAGTCAAAAATTGCTATAGAAGAAATAAAAAATGAAATATTTGATTTTAATCAAAATCAATTAAATAGAATTTTAGAAGCTATTGGAGAAGAAACAACTGAATTTGATATTTTGCATTTACAAAATATATTAAACGCTAAAGATTTTAATATCTTATTAAATAAAAAAGCTGAAGAATTACAACTAAGAAAAGACAATACTTATCCTCCTGTTAGAGTTAAAAAGAAAGATATAACTAATTTAAGTGAAGAATTAAATATAGATATAGATTTTCAATCTAATGGATTTAAATCTTTAGCTTTAAAATTAACAGGTCAGTCTGACTATAAACAAATGAATAATGCACAAAAACGTTATTTATATGCTTTTTTAAAAACTTTACCTGCTAATGAAACTGATAATAAAACTTTTCCTGATATGTCTCGAAGAGATTATTCTGTTAAACAAAAAGAACAAGTTATAGATTCTTTAATTAATAATCCGAAAAAAACTAATTTGTATGATATTGCTTTGTCTTTAGGTTTAGACCCTACTGTAATAGAGAATAAAAGATTAGCTTCTCGTTTAAGAGGAGATTTAGTAACTTCTGGAGTTATTAATAAAACAGGAAGTAAATATAAATTTAATTCTAAAGGTAGTTGGATTTTATCTAGGCAAAATCAAATAAATTTAAATAATGATCCTAAACTTCAAGAAGATTTAGACGGAATATTAAGATTTCAAGAATTTTTTACAAACAAATTAGAAGAATTAAATTTATCAGACATTGTATTTAAACTTAAACAAGGAATTATTTCTGTAAATGGTCAAGAAAATCAAGAAGCATCAGGAGTTTTTAATCCTACATTAAAAGAAATAATATTAAGTGTAGCTAGTGCTAAAGAAAACGCATTAGCTAAAAATAATAAAGCCACTGAAAAAGATGTTTTAAATGAATTAGCTATAACATTTGGGCATGAATCAATACATGCTGTAAAATTATTAGATTTATTTTCTGCTCAAGAATGGCAAAATTTAACAAATGCAACAGCTTCTATTGTTGTGCCAAGAAAAACAGTAGAAGAAGTAACTGGCTCTAAACAAGCATATAGTCAATACATACAAGACTTAGGAAGAAAACCTACATATTTTGATTTACAAAGAGATGCTTATAAAAATCAAGAGTATAGTTCAGCAGAAGAAGCTCAAGAAACTATAGTAGAGGAAGCTGTAGCTCTTCTTTTAGAAGATTGGTTTAAAGATACCATCACATTATCTGGCAAACCAAAACGTTTAGCAGACAAATTTAAAAATTTCTTTAAAGCTATAAACAATGGTTTAGATTATTCAGGTTTTCAAACTTATGAAGATATTTTTAATAAATTATTATCAGGAAAAATAGGTCAAAGAGAAAGAATTGATCAATATGCTAAACCTATTCCTATTACAACTAGAGATGAATTTGGAAATGTTTTATCTACTTATGATATACAACCAAAAGTTATAAGATCATCGGGAATAAATCGTTATAAAACTCTTTCAGCAGCCGTTGGAATAGATTTAGATAATGATGAATTAATACCTGATTCAATAGATAAAGAAATTCCTATAATAGAACGTCCTTTAGAAGATTCACCTAATTTAAGATTTAGTTTAAATAGTATTCAACAAAGACCTACAAGTTTAGTAATTGAATTTATGCGTAATGTTAGAGAAGAAACTTATGGTAATGATTTTTCTTTAATACCTGCTGCTATATTAGAAAAAACTATGGCTAATAACTTTAATACCATAAGAAGATTTGGAAGAAAATTAAATTCTCAAGAATTTCAAGAAGCACAAGGTCAGTTGTATTTCTATACGCAAGAAAATTTAAAACAATTAGGTTATAAAAATGGCAATGATCTTGCTACGTTATATTTAGTAGGTGATTCAAGCAAATACAATGTTTTAACAACAAGCCAAGTAGAAGCAGAATCATTTGCAAATGGCTTAACTCAAAGTCCTTATTTAATAAAAGGCGATGCAAAAAAAATAACAGAATATAAAGTTAGAAGATCAGACATTGAGTTAACAACTGATATTATGTTTTCAATGAAGCCTCCAGCTTGGGCAATTAATAAAAGTAATTTTTACATTACAAAAGCTACAGCTTTAAGGAGTGGTGGTAAAAATATTACTTATCAAAAAGTTAAACCTGTTAGAAAATTAAAAACAGGATTTAACAATGGTTATAACAGACTTAAATACAGCCTAAAAGGAATGGAGCTTTTAAGTGGTAAAGGAAGAGGAAAACAAATTACTGATAATTTAATAGTTTATAAAAAACCTGCTTATTCAGTTGGTCAAGCTTCTTTAGAACAAAAAGCAAAAAAACAAAAATATAAATTAAAAGCAAAAGAAAACGAAAGAGTTATTTACACTCCCGGAACATTCCAACCTAAAATAATTAAAGAAGTAGGGAATTTTAAAATAGTTAAAGATGATTATTTAGAAGGTAATTTAAATGTAGGAAAAATATTAGATGTAGATGTTGAATTGTTTCGTGATCCGGGTGGATTTGCAGGTGAAAATTATTCTATGGTAATAACAGATTCAAGAGCTATAGGAGATGCAAATATAGGTTTGTATGCTAATAATTTAAAACAAGCTAAATTAGAAGCAGTAGACGAAATAGAAAAATTTGTAAAAAATGCTTTTTTAGAAGACGTAACAGGAATAACGTTATATCGAACAAACAACCAAAAACTGTATTTTTTTGAAAATGATCCTGTTGTTATAGATTACTTAAAAGATAAATCGAATTTTGGTTATGATGAAATTGAGTTTAAAGAAAGTAAAGAAGCTTTATTAGAGGCTATTGATTCTATTGATTCGCAAGAAGGTATATATAATTTATTAAATCACTATGCTCTTACAGAAGGTTTACGAAGGATGTTTGCAATAGAAGAAACCGCACCTAGTTTTAAAGAAAAATTAGGTGAAAATTGGGCAACTAAAAAAGAATATTTTCTTAATAGAGAATTTATAAATAATGGAAAAACCTTTAAAGGGTATACAAAGTTACTTAATCTTGTTCAAGTTAAAGCTGAAAGTTATTCTCCTAATGAAGTAAAAAATAATAGAAATGCTTTTATAGTTTTAGGTCCTTCTGCTTCTGGCAAATCATTCTTTTCTAAAGAAATAGCTAAAGAAAACAATTTAGCAATTATAGACAGTGACGATATAAAAACATTTATACCTGAATATTCAGGTGGTGTAGGAGCTAATGCAGTTCATCAAGAAGCTAAAGTTATAACTCAAAATGTTTATGAAAGTTTTCTCAATGAAGGTAAAGATATGCTTTTACCTAGAGTTGGTGGAAAAGAAAATTTTAATCAAATAAAAAACACCATAGAGCAATTAAAAAATAATTATTACAATGTTAATCTTGTATTAATAGATGTAGATACATCTAACAGTTTGGAAAGAATGTTAAGGCGTTTTGCAGAAACAGGAAGATTAATACCTCCTAGTTACTTAGAGTCGGTTGGAAATACTCCAATAGATACTTACAATAGATTACAATATAAAGCAGATCAACACGCATGGATAGATAACAATGGCAAACCAAATCAAGAAATCATTAGGCAAGATACGGGAATATTACCCCCTTCTATCGGACGAGAACGAAAAAATATCAGACAAAGAATCTCTGAGGGTAGCGAAGCTATTAACGAACAAATTATCGCAGAACAAACAACCCCAGAATACATAAGAGATTTAGATATTGCGATAGAGGGTGTTAAAACACTCAATGATGAGTCAGAAAAAAATAATTTAGTTCCTAAATACAATTTAAATGCTTCACAAGATGCACTTAA